TGTCTCCTCCCGCATCAGTTTCGCCATCGTCGTCTCGTCTTGGCCCCGGCGGGAAAGAATCTGCCGCAGCATATCGGTAAGCCGTGCCAGAGCTTTCTTTTGCTTGGGGCTCATCGTCTTTTCGTTCGCTCCGGAAAAATAGGGATCGTGGATCATCATTTTAGCGAAGTCCATCATGCACACCCGATCCGCAGCCACGGCAACCACGGCGGCCATCGATGCCGCAATGCCGTCGATATGTACGCAGACGGGGGTGTTCATGGAAAGGATGGCTGAAACGATACTCATGCCTTGAAAGACGTTACCGCCCGGAGAATTCATCCGGATATGGATTTGATCGAAATCGTCCCGGTCGAGCGATGCGAGCTCATGGGCGAAGTAGTCACCGTCCACCCTCGACCCGATGGTCCCGTAAAGTCGCATGGTGGCTTCCCGAGATGCTTCGTTTACGGAATCTATGTACGTCGTTTTTTCCATTTGCTCAAAAAAGCAGCGGCTTAACCTCGGTAGCAACTCACCGCTGCGCGATCTTATCGCTCGGAAGCCGACCGTTGCTACCCGGCACCCGGTTCCGTCCATCCAATAAACAAGGTATTGTTGCGGAAGGGGGATTCGAACCCCCGACCTTCAGATAATGAGTCTGACGAGCTGGCCTCTGCTCCATTCCGCTGTTCATGGTGCAAATATCGTCCGGCAATTCGGCAGCAACAAATTGAATGTAAATTCTTTACACTCTATTTTTATCAGGCGCGTGAATACCCCAATTTTGCGCTGTACAAACCGCCCGAAAGGGCCGAATAGAATCACTATGAATGTTTTCGACGGACGAGAGACAAGACCGTTTGCGGGCTTGGCCGAGCGAAGAAAACAAGGATTGAAAGTCAATGGCTAAAACGACTAAAAGGCAGAGAACGAAGCGAGAATTGGACGTTCTCCGGGATTATGCGTCCCGCTTGTTTCTCAGTGGCGAAACACAACGTATTATCGCTGCAAAAACAGGACTGACCGAAGCTACTGTCAGCAAGTGGGCCAAGGAGGAAGACTGGGATGCCCGGCGCAAAGAGCAGAACTCCTCGTCGGTTGCCTTGGTCAATTCGCTGATGCTGGCGGCCAAGAAAATATCCGAACTGATCATCACCAAGTTGAACAAAGGCGAAACGGACGATATCGACGGCATTACCAAACTGTCGGACAACATCGCCAAGGTCATGGCTTCGGCTAAACGTATCGCCAAGGGTATCACCAAAGACGAAGTCATCGACGTGATCATCGATCTGGAGCAATGGATGATGCAGCGGTCAGAGACCGACGAGGAACTGACGCCTGAACTGATCACGACCATAAACGGGTTACACAAAAAATATATCGAATACATTTCCGCGCAGGAGGCCTAACGAATGGTATCGATCAGTAGAAAATACAAAGAGGCGCAGGAGCGATGGATTCAGCATTGCCACGACATTGAACGTTCGACGGCCAAGATTCCGAAGGGAACGGAGCAGGAACGAAAGGCCCGCATTACACGGGCGCAAAAGGATTACAGGTACTTTGTGAGCACCTATTTTCCCCATCTTGCGACGACCGAGTGTGCAAATTTTCAGGTCGATGCCGCGGTCTATATGCGGGATCACGAAAATGCCCGCGGCCTGTTCGAATGGGCTCGAGGTCATGCCAAGTCCACACATATTTCGCTGTTACAACCATTATGGCTAAAGATTCAGCCCAATGCCCGGCCGTTGATTATGATTCTGGTTTCAAAGAATCAGGAAGCGGCCCGGCGTCTGCTGGGCGATCTGCAGGCGGAGTTGGAATCCAACGACCTCTACAACGCCGACTTCGGCAATCAACGGGGGACGGGAATATGGACGAACGGCGAGTTTACGACGGCCACAGGAGATCTGTTCATCGCGCTGGGACGCGGACAGTCTCCGCGCGGTATCAAAAAGCGCGGGCTGCGGCCCAATTATATCGCGGTGGATGACATCGACGACGACGAACTGGTGCGTAATCCCCGGCGTGTGGGCGAAGCGGTGGACTGGTTGCTGACAGCCCTGCTCGGAACGATGGCGATGGGGCGCGGTCGTCTGGCCGTAGTGGGAAACCGTATCGGTCGTACTTCGGTCATCAGCACTTTAGCGGATAACCCTCGTTTCCACCATACCGTAGTCAATGCACTCGACAAAAAGGGCCTTCCGTCTTGGCCACAAAATTATACTTCGCGGGAGATTGCCGAAATGCGCGGCATCATGGGAGAACGCCGTTTTCAGCGTGAATACATGAACAATCCGGTCAACGCAGGGACAACTTTCGAGGAGAAAAACATCCGTTTCGGCAAAATGTTGCACCTGCGGGAATACCGCGGCATTATTTGTTATACCGACCCTTCGTTCAAATCATCGGCGACGGCCGATTACAAGGCGACGATGCTAATCGGCCTTACCCCTAAAGGACAGTATCATCTACTGAAAGCCTACGCCGACCAGACGAAAGTTTCGACGATGGTTGAGTGGCATTACGAAATCCATGATTATGTCGGCGATAATCCGATACGTTACGAAATGGAGGCGGGATTCATGCAGGATCTGCTTCTCGACGAGTTCCGCAAGTACGGTGAGAAGGTCGGCTATCAGATACCCATCGTCGGAGACACGCGCAAGAAGCCGGATAAATTCGCCCGTATCGAAGCCCTGCAGCCATTGTTTGAACGCGGGGACATCATTTTCAACGAACTGGAGCGAGAGTCGCAGGGAATGCAGGTGCTCGTCGAACAGCTTCTCTGTTTCGAGAAAGGCAGCAAGATCAATGATGACGCCCCCGACGCGCTGGAAGGGGGAATATGGAAGTTGAGCAACTCTGTACGTAAGATTAACAACCGCTATGCGGTGGGCCATCGCGCCAGCCGCAAGTGGTAAAAATTATAGATTGATGTTTCTGACCCCAGAAGAACTGAAAAGCCACATGTACGCCCATATCGTCGGGGAGATCACCGAGGGCGACGAGCAGATCGTACTGCAGGCCATCGAAGCCGCCGTCGAAGAGGTGCGTTCCTACCTGCGGCCGCGGTATGACACGGACCGGATTTTCGCCGCAGAGGGCTCCGAGCGCAATGCGCTCGTCTTGGAAAATACGAAGATCGTAACCGTGTGGAATCTGATCAAATTGTCGAACGTCGAAACCATATACGAAATATGGAAGGAGCGTTACGACCGCGTCATCAAATATCTGGAGGGCGTAGCCGACGGTATCCGTACCCCGAACCTGCCGGTGCTGACCGACGAGAAGGGAGAGGTCAGAATCAAAATGCGCTGCGGTTCCAATCCCAAATTCAGACACTCGTTCTAATGGAAAAGATCGGATATAAAACAAAATCGGCGGCCGCTACGGAGGCCGCTGCCAAATCTACGGGGAAGTCCTCCCGCCGAAACGATGCGAGGATTATCCGTCGTGTCATCAAACGGCAGGAGTCCGTGACCCGTAAAGACATCGCAGACTGGAAACGCGCCCGCCTGCAGGCAACCAGTACCTATGAACCGAAACAGGTATTACTGCAGCGTCTGTTCGAAGAGGTGATGGACGATGCGCTGATGACCTCGCAGGTGTCGGTTCTTCGCATCGGCAAGAGTCAGGGCGCGGAATTCGTGCTGAAAAGGAATGACCGCCGAGATGACGAGCAGACGCAGAAACTCAAGGATTCGGGATTGTACGAGAACCTCGTCAAGCTGATTATCGAAGCCCAGTTCTTCAACCACTCGCTTATCGAATTCGACTACGACAAGGACGGGGTGGTCGTGGCCGATCTCGTACCGCGTGAGAACGTGTCACCCGAGGTCGGAAAATTCTACCCGGACACCGAAGGAACGCTAACGGAAGATTACCGTCTGTTACCGGAATTCGGTCGCTGGCTCATCGAAATATACCCGTGCAAGCGCAATCTCGGCCTGTTGAACAAGGCCGTGCCGTATGTCCTGATCAAGAAGTTCGCCCTATCGTGCTGGAGCGAGTTGTGCGAGATTTTCGGCATACCGCCCCGCGTCATGAAGACGAACACTACCGACGACGAGATGCTGGAGCGTGCCGAGACGATGATGCGCGAAATCGGATCGGCGGCCTACTTCATCATCGACACGACGGAGAATTTTGAATTTGCTCAGGGCGTATCCACAAATGGGGACGTTTATAAAAATCTCATATCGACCTGTGATCAGCAGCTCTCGCTGCTCAATCTGGCGGCCGTACTCGGACAAGACACCGTGAACGGCAACCGTTCGAAAGAGGAGAGCAGTACCAAGCTCATGGAGGCCGTCGTGAAGGCTGACAAGAGACTGATCGAGTCGTCTTTCAACCGAAAGATTCTCCCGGCATTGGCCGCTATCGGTTTTCTCAAACCGGGCCTGCGATTGGAGATCACCAAAGAGATAGACTTGGAAAAACTCTGGAAGATGGTTTACGAAGCATCCCAGTATTACGACATCGACCCGAAGTGGATTCGGGATGCGTTCGGTATCGCCGTTATAGGAAAAAAAGCATTGTCCCCCGTTCCGTCCGGCGGCAATGATGATGACGATAGCAACGGCAGAGAACGGCAAGAGGGGGAAGGCGAAGGAGACGACGAGGATGGACACGCTTTTTTCGTCCGCGCCCCGCAGGGCGGGGCATCCGATGGCGAATCCCTCACGCCGCGGGACGAGGCGCTGATCGGGCGCGTGGCAGCCGGAAAGTCTGACTACTGGGATGCGGAACTGTTCGAATACATTGCCTCCGATCTTTTAAATGCCGTTCGGACATCGTTCAAACACACTTCAGGAACGATAGAAGCAGAGGTCGAGTATAATATACCGGACGACGTATATACGGCAGCTCTCGAACAAAACTTGTTTCACTTCTCCGCAGCCAAAACACTCGCCGAGGTGCAGGAGTTGAACCAAGTATTCCGAGAGAGCAAAAGTTACGGAGAGTTTAAAGCTCGTGCAGCGGAGATCACCCGTACGTTCAACGACCGATGGCAACGCACAGAGTACCGCACGGCCGTACAGGTTGCCGAGTCATCGAGCACCTATCGCCGACTGCGCCGCAGAGCCGATATCTTCCCTTATTGGGTCTATCGCACCGTAGGCGACGACCGGGTGCGCCCATCCCATGCCGCGCTGGACGGATTGACTCTCCCGGCATCCGATCCGGCATGGCGGAAGATCTTCCCGCCGAACGACTGGAACGACCGTTGTCGGGTGGAGGGTATCATGGCCGACGAATTCGAAGGCGATTTGAAAGAGGAACAGGAAAAGGTACGGAAGTTCCTCTCCGGCCCCGAATGGAAGCGGGCGATGGCTCAAGGTTGGGGTGTGAATCGGGCCGAAACGGCCGAGATTTTCACGGCGAACCAAATGTATATCCGCAAATTCCCCGACCGGGCGGCCTCGCTCCTCGGTAAAATCCATTGCCAGCATTATGGGTTGCCTTCGTTCGGAAAGCGGCTGGCGGCCGCGACGCGGGAGTTCGTCCCTTTCACGGGCGATCCTGCGGAATGGTTCGCCCAAAACGGCCGTTTTACGGACTTTTCGGGCAAGACGATAGAACTCTCCGAACGGACCTTCAAAACCCACACAACGGGCAAATATACCGCGGCGCGCGTGCCTTTGCTCGATGTGATTGCCGAAGTTCTGCGACAGCCCGACGAGGTGTGGCTGAACAATTACGACGGTACGGCGTTCGATTGTTTGAACTATATACGCTTTTACCAAGGCAAAGCGATCGATGTCGTGTGCAAAATTGAGAACGGGAAAACGCTCGCCGTCCGGACGTGGTTCGAAATAACCATTCGGCCGACGACAAAAAGCGGCGGTAAGATCGCTTCGGAGAAGGACCCTCGGCTCAAGTATCGGCGGGGAC